ACTGAAAAAGAACGCTACTGGACTGAGCTTGGGATAGAAGTGATAGAAGCTCCCTTGCCGACCGGAGATTACATTTTAGCGAATGACAAAGTTATGGATGTGATCTTTCGGAAGGAGCAACGAGGGATTCCAGTGAAAAAGATGGACTTCCTCGGGACATACAACGTAACAGTAGACACCAAAAAGGATATTCAGGAGCTTGTTGGGAATGTATGCGGTAAGCAACACGCAAGATTCCGTGATGAATGTATCTTGGCTCAGAACAATGGCATTAAGCTGTATGTGTTAGTACAGAACGCCGGTGGGCTGGTTAAGGGGACAAAGGATATATATAATCAGACAATCCGAACATTGGAAGATCTTCATAAATGGAAAAATCCGAGACTTTTTGTGATGAAGCGTACAAATGATGTGATTGGTCATTACAAGAGCGGAAATCCAATATACAGGCGCACACAGAGGTATCCTGCAGCAACTAAAGGCGAAACACTTATGAAAGCTTGCATGACAATGCAGAAGAAATATGGAGTTGAGTTTGTATTCTGCCACAACAGCGATCAGGGTGAAATGGTGTTGAAGTTATTACAGGGAGAAGGTGTTTAGATGGCAGAGAAGAGAATGTTTTCCAAACAGATTATTGATTCAGATGCTTTCTTAGAAATGCCACTATCCACTCAAGCATTGTATTTCCATCTATCCATGAGAGCTGACGATGATGGATTCCTCAATAATGCAAAGAAAGTAATGAAGATTATCGGAGCGAATCAGAATGACTATGATCTGCTTGTTGCAAAATCATTTGTTATCCAGTTTCCGGACGGGATATGCGTAATCAAGCATTGGAGAATCAATAATTATTTGCGGAAAGACAGATACACGGAAACAATTTATCAGGAAGAGAAAGCTTGCCTAACAGTAAAGCCGAATGGTAGATATTCGCTTAGAAATGCTGCGGAATCTGATGACGATTTACCACTTGGTATACCAGTGGTAGACCAGTCGGATACCCAGTATAGAATAGATAAGAATAGAGAAGAAAAGAATAGTATAGATAAGAGCATAGAGTCTCCTATCGGAGAGGAACACTCTTTTGGAAGAAGTTCTAATCTTGCTAACTTGGAATATTTGCTCGATAACGGAATTCATCCGAAAAGCGAAGTTGTACTATCTGACAATGATTTGCTGAATTGCTTAAGAGAATGGATGACATACAAGGATGAAAAGAAGCCTAAGTCAACACATCATCTCACGGAAATGGGTTTGAAGAAGGCAATAACACAGTTTGTATCGGCTTATCGTGATTACGGAATCGATGCATTGCGTACAGTGGTTGATGAATGCATGGCTTGTGGATATCAAGGTGTGATATGGGATAAGTTGAGCAGACTTCCAAAGCAACAGAAAACAGAAACAATAAACAATACGGAAGTGAGTCCTTCCGGTAGAAAGTGGCAATAAATGATTGATGAAAGCGAAATCAGGAAGGCAATATCCATTCTCAAACCGGATGGAGAGTTGTTTGAAGTTCGTGTCATGTATAGCAGTAAGCAAATGTATAGCGGATATTTCAAAAGCGCAGATGATTTGATAACGGCATTAAACAGGGATGTACGTGAATATGCAAAATGCAATATGTATATCACATTAAATGCGTTGAATGAGGCTTGCTATAGTCGCGATCAGAGTAATAGATTTATCAAAAATATCAAAATAACAACAAGTGACAATGATGTTGAAGGATATGAGTATCTGTTCATTGACATTGATCCAAGCAGGCCTACTGGCACATCATCCAGTGATGAACAAGTTGCTAAGGCGAAAGAAACCGGGAATAAAGTTTTTTCATTCATGAAAAATATCGGTTTCAATGACCCTGTATTCGGATTTAGCGGAAATGGAGTACACCTACTTTATAGAATTGAGTTAAAGAATACAGAAGACAGAAGAGAGCTGATAAAGAAGTGCTTGCAAGTATTGGATATGTATTTTTCGAATGAAGATATACAGATTGACTTGAAGAATTTCAATCCGGCAAGAGTTTGCAAGCTGTATGGAACGCAAGCTCAAAAGGGAGCTGACACGAAAGAAAGACCGCATCGAATGAGCCATATTATAGGCGATGCGAAGAATATCAAAGTAAATGATGTTGCGTATTTGAAGAAATTGGCTGATATGTTTCCAAGTGAAGAAAAGCCACAGAAGTATAACAACTATCAGCCTTCACAATTTGATTTAGATGAATGGTTGAATAAATACGGGCTGCGGTATAGAAAAACTTCTTATTCGGGCGGAACAAAGTATATCTTAGATGCTTGTCCGTTTGATAGCAACCACAATGGGAAAGATGCTTGTATCTTCAAGTCTTCCAATGGAGCGATTGGTTTCCATTGTTTTCACAATTCGTGTGCAGATAAGACATGGAGAGATGTTCGGTTATTGTATGAGCCGGATGCTTACGAAAAGAAACAACAGGAGTATGAACGCAAAATATACGCTAAACCGAAGAGCCAGCCTGAGCGAAAGAAAATCGAAGAAAAGGAAGGAAAGCCAGTATTCCTAACAGCTAAAGATATTCTAACCATGCCTAAATCACCAGAGCGATTCGTCAAAACTGGAATCAATGACATTGATAAGCGTATGAGAGGATTGAAAACAGGATACACTTCGGTGATCTCAGGATTGCGCGCTTCCGGGAAGAGCTCAGTGATATCAGAGATATGTTTGGATTGCGTAGAAGCTGGAAATAAAGTTGATGTTTACTCAGGAGAGTTGTCGCCGCAGAACTTCATGCGGTGGATGAATTTGCAAGCTGCGGGCAAGGCGTATGCAGAACCTACGCAGTTTGAAGGTTACTACAATGTGTCAAGGCATAATCAAGAGAAGATAGCTGAATGGCTGTCAAACAACTTCTCACTGTACAACAATGAGTACGGAAATGACTTCTTGGCAATCAAAGATCAGCTAGAACGCAAATTTGAGCGAAATAAGCCCGATTTGGTCATACTCGATAATTTGATGGCTTTCGACATAAAAAGCCTTTCTGATAATAAATACGAGGCTCAGACGGCATTTACATGGACATTGCATGAGATGGCTCAGGAGTACGATATTCATATCATGTTTGTAGCCCATCCGAGAAAGGCAATGGGATTCTTGAGATTAGATGACATTTCAGGAACTGCGGATATCGGAAATGCTGTAGACAATGCTTTTATCGTTCACAGAGTAAATAATGACTTCAAGCGACTCAGTATGCAGATGTTTGGTTGGAAAGCAGATGATGAGTTGTACACAGCTTCAAACGTGATTGAGATTGCAAAAGACCGTGACGGTGGATTGCAGGACTATTTCATTCCACTCTATTACGAGGTGGAAAGCAAGCGACTGAAAAACAGCTTTACGGAAAATAAGATTTACGGATGGGGCGATAATGCTGATGGATTTACTGGAACAGATCAGATGCAGATACCATTCGAGTAGGTGGCAGTATGACGGAAGAAGAAAGAAAAAAGTATTACAAAGTGATTACACAAAACTGGCTTGTGTTCAATGAATTTTTGAAGAATGGCGATTATCAAGATACGGTTCAAGTTGAGATTAGCGAAGTGATTGACAAAATATATTACGAGAACGGAAAGACAGAATTTGCGAAGAATATCGCACTGGCCTGAATGAGATAGAGCGGTTGTGTAAGGTGAAAGGAAGTAAATAATGAAATACAAAGTTGGAGACAAGGTAAGAGTCAGGAGCGATTTTAAATTGTCGGTGATGTATGACGGTTTATGCGTAATTGATGAAATGTTAAAGAAAAAGATTGTAACGATTAAATCCGTGAATGATGGTTACTACAAAGTTGTAGAAGATGAATATAAGTGGACAGACGGAATGCTTGAAGGATTAGTCGAGGACGAACTGACAGCGGAAGAAGCAATTAAGATTTTAGGTGAAATTTGTTGTGAAAACAAATGCTATAACGGATGTCCTATTGGTAAAGCAAGAGGGGAAATGTCATGTCATTTTTTTCGAAGAGATAAACCAAAAGAAGTGATTGAAATTCTCAAACAGTACAAGAAAGACCATGAAAAGAAAGAAATTGAAGTTGTTCAGAAAATCTATTGCCTTGTAATGGATGAAGAAAGAACGGTTGTTCACGAAGAGGAAATTGGAAATAGTGATTCTTGCATGGATGTGCTGAAAAACTACTGTGAAAATCACGATGGGAAATTCTTCTCGCTTATGGAATTTAGATACGAGGTGAAGCAATGATGAACACAGGAGAAAAGATAGATTACATGATTCAGTGTTTGAAAGTCGCAAAAGCTGAGTATGAATACGAAGCTGATTACGTTGCAAATAAACCAACTGAACAGTTAGAGTTGTGGGAGTTCCTTGATACACACAGAAGTCCGAACAAAGCATTGATTAGAGAGAATCTTAGGAATGTGGCGAGAATGGGATTCCAACTTGCGAATGAGGTGAAGTGATGGACGTTAAAGTACATGAGGACTATGAGCAGATAGACAAAGAAAATGTGGAGACATTCCGTAAATACAGAATTGGAAAAACAGAAGAGGATATGTACAGATGCGTTATTTGCGGAGAAAAGGCTTGCATTAGTAACAGTCTATCACACATGGGACACAGATTGATGCACACACGATGCATGGAAAGAACATTCGGATACGACAAGGTTATTGATGCATTTAGGTGGATGGAAGAACAGGATAAATAAATTACAGAAAGGAGTACGGAGATTTGCTGGCCAGCGTAAAAGAGCTCTTTGCTCCGACAGGAAAATGGAAAATAAGGAATTAAAAGAATATTTAGGTGAATTTAACGAGGATTCGGACGTAAGTATTATAGTTGCGAATCCAGAAGACAGAAAAGTGTATATGCCGGAAGCAGTATTGCTTATGAAGGACGAGGAAGTGTATCAACCATGTTTTATGGTGATGGTAGGTGCTGCTAGAGACATGGATGAAGATATTGCAAGAGAAGTTGAAGAAGTTGCACAGCCAGAATTACCAAAGTTGAAAAATAATGACCAGAGAAAAGAGTTTTTGAAAACTTATAGAGATTGGCCGGTATGGTTTGAAGTGCCACAAGCTGACGAAGTGTATTACAGATACATTCTTCCAGATGGAAG